CCGTCGGGCGAAACTTTGATTTGCAATTGCATGACATCTCCGCAAGCCGGAGCGCCAACCAAGCCTGTTCCCACGGTTTCATCCGTTCCATCAAGCTTTCCAACGTTTCTTGGGTTATCATAGTGGTCTAATACTTCCTTTGAGTATGCCATTAGCTAGAAGGGCAAGCCGCGCCGTCGTCTGACGCATCGTATCCTTCGTCGCCGCAACCATATTCACGATCATTATTCGTATCACATGCACGTTCCCATGCTTGATCAGTAAACGAATAACCAAACTCATATAGTACATGAGCCTTACACCATTCGTGTGAACCAATTGGATTAGGGTTGGGCGTGGGTTCTGGTCGATCTACTTTCTCGGTTGGCCATTGCTTTTTAAATTGCACTGACTTCGAGTAAGGATGATATGACCAAAGGTTCGGTTGCTTAGAGACAAAAACATATTCGTCATCAGCAACAGTGTATACATCTCCGTTATCGTACGTAATGGTGTGAGCGGTGACCAACGATGACAAGGTCACAAGGAGCAACATTAAGTATTTCATAACTAGTCCTCTAATATTTGCATTAATTTAAGTTTGAAGGCATTGATCTTATTAACACGATCAGTGCCTGGCCATAATATATATTCCTTCTCCGGTTCTTTGGAAAGGTTACTCAAGAGGGGTTGCACAGCATTGTATATCATCTGTGCTTTCTGTCTCCACTGTTCAGCTTGTGCTTGCCATTCTGCTACTGTTGAATCAGCAGATGCAAGTTCAGTTTTTACTTGTTGTACAGCTTCAAGTTGGTCCGCATCGACAAGACTAAAACCGAAATCAAATTCTTCTAGATTAATTGCTTGTTTTTCATCTGGCATTGGGCATTATGCTCCCTATATTTTCTTTGATAAAATGTTGGTCAACTGTACCAAAATTTACCATAGTATGTCTAAACCCACTTTTGACCATTTTAACACCGTGTGTACATTCTAATCCAGCAGTATGTATAGCCATCATTCTTGCTTTAGGCTGAATCATTTTAAAATGATCAGGATAAAATAATTGACCGCCTTCAAAATCGTCATTCAAATATAATACCATTCCGTGTGACCGCCATGGTGAATAGTTAGGTGTTACACCATCTTGTTCAATATTATCAGCATGCGGTGGATCGAGCTCGTCACCAGCAATCCATCGCGAGTATTGTGAATATTCGAATCTTACAGTAGGATATGTTTCACGTACTATTTTACACAATCTTGTCCATATATTAAAATCAACTTCTTTTACTTCATCAGAATATTGATAATAATATAAATTTCTTCCATCCCATCTTGGATGTTCAGAAGTATTTTGTTCGTAAATTTTATTGCTATTCATTGAGAAGTCAAGTAATATTTTACATTCTTCTTCAGAAATAAAATTTTCAAAAATGTGTGGATATTTTGTAATACCGAAATGAATCATGCAAAAAAGTCCTCAAGTGTGGCAATCTTCTCCGACTTCCAACCGATTGCATGCAAGATGATTTCGATCGGGTCGAGGTAGCCTTTGACAAACTGTGTGTCATAGTCGATGTACTGCTCAAGGCCAAATTCGTGTGGTAGTACATCAGGACATGAGATCACAGTGTCTCTGAATGGATTCGGCTTGACCAAGTAACTGAACTTGATCTTCTCACCGCTTTTAACCTCTTCGTATTTTTTAGTTAGGTTATATTTATGCAAGTAGTGATTGTACAATAGACCACCTTTGACTTGAATCGGTGTAGCTTTTTTGTAAATAGTATTGCTATCAGCGTATGTACCAGGATATCGCTGACCAGTTTTGTGATTAGTTTCCCACTTGATGAAGTTACATGATCGAGGGAATGCAACCTGCTCGAAGCTGAGTGTTCTAAATTCTTGACGAATGTCTGCGATATATTTTTGTACAGTGGTCTCGTCAGTAGACATGATGAGTTCGAGTGTTTTCTTAATGTACTCACGACACACCGCAGGAGTTGACGATCGAATAGCTTCGATGCCCATCATCTTGAGATCAGGCTCGTCGTAGCGTACACCTTCGGAGTCATACACATTCATGATGTACCGCTTCTTGGCAGTCCATATTGCCTTGTCAGCGATGTTCTCACGTTTCATGATCATCTTCTGCGCGTATGCATTTGTGTAGTCAGCAAGTTCTTGATATGACTTATCGATGAACGCTTCGACTTGTTGCTTTGCAACTTTGTCAAGAAACTCGACTGGATCTTTCGGTTGAGTCAGCTCGACCATTTTGTCGAATGAGACATACACTGAATCGGTATCGATTGCAACTACATAGTCTCGACCTTTGGTCTCGAGTATCTTGTTCAACCATGCATTGAGTTTCTTCTCGATCCATCGAATGGACAACTGACCAGCCATCGTGATGGCTTCGGCATTCTCGTTGTCAAACCATCGGAAGTATTTGTTGGCGAGTGCACCATAAGCTGCGTTCAGCTGAATCTTTTTGGCGTGTTGTAGATTGTGATATCGACTGATGTCAATCTCGAGTTCACGCGATGGATTCTTTTGATTTGCTATCTTCGCTTCGAACATCTTCTTCTTGTACAACACACGATCATCATACATCTTAGCCATGAGGGCAGGCAAAAAACCTTGATAGTCTTTGCGATAGATCTTGCCATTCGGTGTCATCGTTACATCATAGTCTTTGAGTGCATCGAGGTTGAGTTCTTCATTGAGTACTGTATCAACATTCGCCTTCGCAGTAATTTCAAAGAGGTCGTCTGTCTTATTGAGCACAGTATCAGGCGAGATGTTGTACTGCTGAATGAGGTGTGGATACAGTGAGTTGAGGTCGAATGACATTACCCACTTGTGCATGCCAACGATAGGTTCTTTGACGTAACCACCTTCGATCATACGATCAGATTTAGGTGGACGTTTCATCGACACGACTTTGTTTTGTTCCATCAAATAATTGTGGATGATAACATCCCAAATACCAACAGTGGCGAGAGTGTCATTGTAGTTGACCTTCGCATCGTATGCAATCGCATAGATCTGTTCGATGAAGCCAAGTTTTTCTTCTAAGTCGAAGATGAGGTCTGTGTCACGAATGTTGTATTCGATAAACTTTTGGAAGTTGTTCTTGTACAACTCGTGCAAATTACCATACTCACTGTAGTCAATCTTCTTCGTACCGAGTTCCGTCTCAGCAATGAAGTCGAGGCGATATGATTCACGAGGTTGTAATCTAAACTTCTTGTAGATGGCGAGATAGTCTAGGCTTGACACACCGAAGATTTGAAATGTCTGTGATTGCTTGTCACTACCTTGACGGAACACTCGCTTTTCTTTAATGATACCCCACGGTGAAAGGCGTTGTGCCATCTCTTCGCTGTGTATTTTAGTGATACGATTGACGAGGTATGGAATATCGAAGAACTCTGTATTCCAACCAGTGATAACATCGGGATCCATGTTTTGCCACACATCGAGAAACTTGTGTAGTAAGTGATACTCGTGTTTGCACTTGATGTAGTACACATTCTCGTCGTTTGACTTGAAGTCACCACAGCCGAGTACAACTGTCATATTACGTCGACGAATGGCAATCGCTGTGATTTCTTTGTCAGCGTCTTCTGGTTCGGGGAAGCCATCGTCTGATGCCACCTCGATATCAATGTTGACTACGTTGATCTTGCTTGTGTCAACTTCTTGGTTTCGAAAGGTATCGTATATAAATACATACGGATATCGATCGAGGCCGTAGACATTGAATCCTTCGACCTCCTCGTATTTCTTAATGAAATCACGTGCATGTCTGATGTTATCGAACATCTTCTTTTGCACATGATTACCGTGAATGTCTGTGTAACCAGTTGCTGTAGTTGATGGTACAAAGAGGTAAGGTTCATATACGAACCGACGCTGCATTCGCGAGCCATCCTCATTAAAACCACGAACGTACAGATGGTTACCGTACTGCGAAACGTTAGTATAGAAATCTGTCATCATGTTAACCATTCTACCACAAAATATAGGAAAAGTAAATGAATCGCGAAGCTGTATACGAACAACTTAAGATCGACGAAGGAGTAGAATATGTCATCTACAACGATCACCTCGGTTACCCCACGTTTGGAGTTGGTCACCTTGTCCTCGAAAGTGACCCGGAGTTCGGAGAGCCAGTTGGTACTGGAATCTCGGAAGAAAGAGTTAAGGAGTGTTTCGAAAACGACCTTGACCTTGCCATCGGAGAGTGTGACGCTCTATACGGCAAAGGGAACTTTAACGACCTACCAGACGAAGTCCAGCAGATCTTGGTTAATAT